CCCCTGTGGCAGTGTCAACCGTCTTCAAGTCGATGTCGCGCAGGGTCACCCACCCGAGCGAGCCCGACGCCGCCGCCACCGACACCACCGCCGTCCGGGCCACGGTCTGGCCGTCGGCGTCGGTCCAGGTGCGGGTGACCGCGACCACGTCGCCGTCCTCCAGCCCGGTCACAGCGTCGCCCGAGAGGCTGGCCCCGCTCCCGACGATGTGCACAAGGGACGTGGAGGGGGTGTAGGGCGAGGTGCCGCCGCTGGGGTCGGTCCAGCTGATGGCGCTGGATGCGGTGGTACCCGCGGAGAGCGCCTGATTGGCCGGGGCTGTGCCGGGCACGAGGGGCGAGGCGCCCGCGCCGCCGCTGTCCGGTGCCGGGATGATGCCTGGGGTGAGCATCGCGTCAGCCCCGCGAGCACAGGGTGACGTGCGCGTAGCCCGCGTTGGGGCCGGACAGGTAGGCCCTGCCACCGGCTGCCACGGGCAGGGTGAGCGTGGCGCCGGCCGCGATCGGCATCACGTCATCCCCGATGGCCGACCCGTCGGTGCCCGAGGAGGCGACGGAGCCCGCGGCCGCGGTGCCGCTGCTGTCGGTGACGGTGACCAGAAGGTACCGAGCCCAGGAGGGCACGATGAGCTCGCGCGCGTTCGTGCCGGTCGCCTCCAGGGCGACACGCTTCGTGTAGAGCCCGAGGGTGCCGGGGGACGCGGAGGACAGGTCGGTGGCGGCCACGGGGGCACCTCACGGGGCGGGGGCAGAGACAGCGTAGCACGGCGCGGGGCGGGCGGCCTACCCGGCGCCGACGGAGCGGAGGGCGACCCGGCAGGCAGACCCCGCCGCGCGCTGGACGCCGACCACCCACATGGGCACGGCGGCGAAGCCGACCCGGGTGTCGGTCAAGGTCACGACGTCGCCGAGCCGCAGGGCCTGCCCCCACGCCGGGGCCTCGTACTCCACCTCGATCCGGGTGACCGCCAGAAGGCGCAGCCGGTCGAGCAGAATGAGGCCGGCGGTCGCGGGATCCCACACGACCGCGGTCTGGATGTCGTCGTCGGCGCGGGTGCCGTAGCGGAGGGCCGACGCCCGGGCGAGCGGGTGAGCCTCGTACCGCTGCAGGGGCCAGCCCGCGGGCTCGGCGGTCGGCGCGAGCCCGAGCCGCCGGGTGTAGGCGCCGGAGTCGGCGCGCGGGGCAAAGCTGATGGACACGCGGTTTCGGATGCTGGCGGCGTCGGTGCGCCGCACGGGGCCTGTGCGCTGCCATCCATCGCGCTCGGCGTCGATCGCCCACTCCGCGTCTACCACCCCAGCGTCCAGCCGCCACAGGGTCACCTCCCAGCCGCGCGGGCCGGGGGTGAGAGACACGGGCAGGAGCGGCAGAATGTCGGCGCGCAGCCATTCCACGGGGCCGACGGGTTGATTGATGTAGCCGTCGATCCGGTACCTGTTCAGCCGCTCGATCACGGCCGGGCGCACCGGCGCGACGCGCAGGGTGGACAGCCCGAGCGCCCACATGATCACGTCGCCGGCGCCGGTGATGGGCCTGCCTGCCCCCGTGGCGAGCGCCCCAGAGCCCTCAAAGGCCGCGTAGATCTCGTTGCCGCCCTCCACGATCAGCGACGACGGGTGCGAGCCCGGGGCCGTGGCGATGACGGTGGACACCTCGCGGCCGTCGGCGTCGGAAGTCAGGACAGGCGCGAAGGTGTTGTAGTAGACCTGAGGCGCCGCGGGCTGGTAGCGCGAGAGGTTGAAGATCTTCACCTGCGCCGACGTGTCCGCCAGTCGGTGCGCGGCGATCAGGATCGTGGCGTCGCTGAGGCTGTTGTCGGCGGTCGCAGAGTTGAGCCTGACGACCGGAACGGGCACAGCGGGCAGGTCTTCGGCGTCGTCGTCGGAGCGGGGGCGGCCGGGGGAGCCGATGACGATGGGGGCGAGCATCCCGCGGGCGCGCTCGTCCACCGCCAGCGTGCCGTCGGGGGGCCACGTGGAGCCGTCCACGGCGGCGCCCACGTCGAGCAGCTGCCCGCGGTCGTCGGCGAGCTCTTCCGAGATCACGAGCTCGATCGGCTCCCCGTCGTCGCCCCACGCGGGCTCGCGGGCAGGCCCGAAGAGCAGGACCTCGCGCGCCTCCCACGTGTCGCCCTCGCACAGCTGGGAGAGCTCGGCCCACAGCGCGCCCGGGTCCGCAGCGGCAGCCCCGGCGGTGGCGGGCAGAAGCGCAGCGCGCAGGTCCGCCGCCTCCTGCGAGCCGGGCAGGATCGAAATCAGGGCCTGCCGCTCCCCCACGCCGAGGTCACCGAGGGCGCTGATCTCCTCGTACCCGCCGTCGTCGGCGAGGTCACCGGGCAGCTGCAGGCGGCCGTGCTCAGAGCTGGTAACGGTGATCGGCGACGTGGCGAAGCGGAGCCACACGCCGTCCACGTAGACGGCGCAGACGATGACCGGGGGCCGGGCCGGGTCGGAGAGGTCGGCGACGGTGCGGCGGGGCCCGCCCGGCGGGGGGGTGGGGCCGATCACAGTTCCTCCTCAACGGTCACTGCGTCGAAGGCGACCACCTCGTCAAGGTGCTCGTCCCCGAGGGTCGCGCGGCGCTGGATGGGCCCGACGATGCGGCCGTACAGGTGGCGGTCGGCGCCGATGATCGGCGAGGTGGCGGAGGCGGGCCGGTCCACCCGGGGCAGGTAGACGACGGGGAGCCGGGGGCCGTCCGCGCGGAGGAGCGCGCCCTCGATCAGCGACGGATCGCCAACCAGCCCCGAGCCCGCGGTGCCCTGAAGGCCTGGGTAGTAGTAGTCCGCGGTTAGGGCCTGCCGTCTGCGGTCGTCGATCCCGGCGGGCCAGGACACGGACACGCGCCGGCGGGGGGCGTGGCGGCGGCTCGCGGTGCGAATGCCGGCCTCGCCCGTGCGAAGCTCCACCCCCGCCTCGATCCGCCCGCCCCGGCCCCAGTCCGGCCGCTGAGGCCACAGGATGACGGGTCCAATCAGCAGGACGCCGAGCTGGTAGGTGCCGGAGACGGTGGGCTGGCTGCTGGGGATGCGCAGGCGCCACTTCGTGTAGCTCGCCGTGGAGCCCCACACGATGACGCCGCCCGACGTGGCGCAGAGGTGGAGAATGCCGGTGGTGGCGATGCCGGAGACGGAGCCGGAGACGCGGACGAGCGGGGGCCGGGAGTGCCCGCCGCCCCAGATACCCTCGGAGTGGGCAGCCACCGCGCGGGCCGCGGGCGTGCCGGTGGCGTTCAGGATGACGGTTCCGCCGACAAACTCGTCAAGCTGGATCGGCCGGGTGGCAGCCCCAGAGCCGGCGGCGGTCGCCACCCCGCCGCCGAGGGAGTAGCCGAGGCCGGAGGTGCCGGAGGCGAGGTCGATCGTCGCCACCGCCGTCCAGGCAGACCCCGTCCAGCCTTCCACGTAGGCCGTGCGCCAGTTCGCGCCGGCCACGTAAACGCCCCAGGAGTTGTTCAGATGGCGCGTGGCGGCGGCGAAGGCGAAGGTGAAGGACTGGTCAGAGGCCGTGCTCGCGCTCTCCCACCGCACCGACGGGCTTGGGGCCCGCGCCGGGTCAACGGCGGCAGCCGGGTAGGCGTATCGGGTGCCGATCGTCCACGTGTCCCCGGTCTGCGCCGGGCCCCCGCCGCCGATGATCCGGCGGCCTTCGGTGAGGTCCATCGGCGCCGCGGCGAGGGGCCTACCCGCGAGCAGGCGAGGCGTGCCGGCGGGCCACTGGTACGCGGGCCAGAGCGTGCCGATGTCCTGCCAGCCGCCGTAATGGACCATTCCCCAGACGCTCTCCCGGCTTCCTGTGGTGGAGATGTGGCCGAAGGTCAAGAGCTCGGCGGTCGCCGTCGTCGTCGTGATCGCGCCGCCGGCGGAGTGCGACCACGCGGTCTCCCACGCGGCGCGCACCCACAGGCGGGCGTAGACGGTGCCGTCGCCGTCGTCGGAGGTGATGAGCAGGTACTCGCGCTCGCCCGAGGGCAGGCCCGTCAGGGTGCCCACGGCGGCGAGGCCGTGCAGGTCGTACAGCTGCACCGACGTGGCCGCGATCCGCACCTGCACGGCGATCTGATCGGTGCCGTCGCTGGCCGTCAGGGTCAGCGCGATGGCGAGCGACGACGTGGAGCCGCCCGAGACAGCGTTGGCGCGCCACATCACGACGCGGCGCAGGGTGGTCGGGGTGGTTGAGAAGGGGCTGCCGGTGGGGTCGCACTGGATCAGGTACTGGTCTGAGCCGCCGGTGTCCGCGAGTTCGAGGCCGTCGGCGGTGATGCTCGCCGTGGTGCCCGTCGCGCTCGCGGTCCAGCCGGCCCACGGCGCGGGCGTGGAGGCGGGCCAGTACGAGGTGCCGTGGATGGTGGACGCGCCGGCGAGGTCCATGCCGACGGTGTGCCAGTCCACCGACGAGTAGCCGCCGAAGCGCATGAGCCACAACGACCTGTCGTAGTTGCCCCCATTCTGGTAGCTCTGGCCCAGGTACCAGAGCTCGCCCCGGGTCAGGACGATGCAGCCGTGCGAGACGCTGGACCCCGAGCCGAACAGGACGCGGTCGGTGTCGGCGGAGTAGAGCGCGCCCCGGCCGTAGTAGCGGACGTCCAGAGGGTCTGCTGTCGATGGGGCCGAGGTGGAGAGCAGCGCCACGTCGTGACCGCCCCCGGTGGACCGGCGCAGGAGCAGACACATGCGGCCGTCCTCCGCGAGCGTGGCGGCGAGCCGATCGTAGCTGTTCGCGGGCAGGGCGGTGGAAAGCGCCGTGTCCCAGTCGGGAGAGGTCGTCAGCGCCCCGCGCGGCGTTGCCTTCGTCGCCCACCGCGGGGCGGTGGTGTCCAGGTAGACGACGCCGACGACGCCGCCGGGGAGGCGCAGGACGTGGGGCTGCCGCACGTCATGGGTGGCGGCCTGAATCTTCTCGATCTCGCTCCAGGTGGCGCCCATGTCGTCGGAGACGAGGTGCCAGACCGCGGTGCCGCTGCCGTCGGTGCCCTGCACGAGAAGCGTGATGTAGCCGTCATGGTAGACGGCGTGCAGGTGCGAGACGGCGAGCGATGTGGACTGCGACCACCCCCGGGCCCCGGTGACGGTGCGGGCCCAGGTGGCGCCGGCGTCATCCGAGGCCCAGATCCAGATCGTGTAGCTCGCCGCGGGGGCTGGGGCGGGGGCGGACGGCTGCAGGGACAGCAGGAGCACGCGCTCCTGACCGCCGGGGCGCGGGACGGTGAGGAGCGCCGTCGGGGTGACGGTGAGGCCGGCGCCGACGTCGTCGATCCGCACGCGCGTAGACGCGGGCATCCCCGCGGCGGGAACCGCCTGCGACACGAGGGCAGCGACGGTGGAGCCGGGGTCGTCGTCGTCGTCGACGTAGGCACACACCACCTGTCCGGACGCGAGGCGGACGGCCGAGGGGCAGTACATGCCCGTGTTCGCCGCGGGCAGGCCCGGATCGTGCAGCGCGATCGCGCGCAGGTCGACGGGCTGCCGGTAGGGCCACCACCCGCGCCAGTCGGCGTCGTCGGTGTCCCCGGAGAGGCGCCAGAGGATGGAGGCGGCCGCGCCGGTGGAGCCGGCAGACCCGGGCTGGGCGATGCGGACGGCGTAGGTCTCGGCGTCGGGGCTGCCCGTCTGCCCGAGCGTGGCCCACCCCGCGTTGGCGGCGGCGGGCTGGGGCTGGGCGGGCTGGGCGCCGGTCTGCGTCAGGGTGGAGACGTCGAGGGCGTCGGCGCCAAACCCCGTGTCCAAGAGCAGGAGCCCGTGCAGGTTCTCGGGGTTGGCGGCGGCCGGGCTGGTCATCGGGCGACCCCGGAGTACGGGTTGAGGCGCGACGACCGGCTAACGCGCCCGGTGCCGCCCCGCCCGGCGTGCTCGACCATCACGCGTTCGAGGGTCCGGTGCCGCAGCGTGAGGGCGACGGACACGGGGCCTGCCCCGCCCGCGACCCGCCCGCCTTCGTTGGCTTCGCGCACGCCATCCGGGCCCCCGAGCGCGTCCACACCGCGGCGGGTCAGCACGGCTTCCCCGGCCTCCGCCATGATGGGGGTGTGCCGCTGGGCCTGCGTGGGCATCGGGACCATGCCGCCCAGGTCGTAGACCGGCGGCTGCTGCCGCGCGATCTGCGCCACCTGGGCCGCGAGAAGGCCCGCGGCGGCGCCCGCGAAAACCGACCCGCCGATAGGCCCGAGCTGGGCGTAGCCCTGCATCACGGCGGTGGCGGCGGCCATGGTGGACGCGCTGATCTGCGCCGTCTGCTGCGCCCGGAACGCCTTGACCGCGGCCGCCTGCTCGGCCGCGAGAGCGCCCTCGATCCGCGCGCGCTGGGCGCGGGACAGGGACTCCTCGTTCTCTTCGAGGATGCTGCGCAGTTCCTGCGCTCGGCGCCCGCGCATGGCGAGCTCCGTGGCGGCGACGGTGGCGGCGATGTCGATCAGGGTGGAGGCGGTGCGGGTGGCGCCCGTCACCGCGAGACGCTGGCGCTCCTCGATCCGCTGCACTTCGGCGGCGTGCGCGGTGGCGCGTGCGGCCTCGATCTGGGCCTGCCCCTGGAGCTCGGCCTCGCGGGCCGCGTCGAGGTAGGCGCGCTCGATCGTGGCGGCGTCCACCCCCGCGGCGAGGGCGCGGTCAGCGGCGGCGGCGAGTTCAGCCTGACGTGCGACTGTGGCGGCGTCTACGCTGGCCTGCAGGTCGGCGAGCTCGCCCGTGCGGGCCGCGCGGTCGGCGAGGGTCTGAAGCTCGACCTGCGCCAGCGCCTGCACCTGGGCGGTGCGCTGGGCGAGGGCCGTGGCCTCGGAGCGGCGCAAAGCATCGGCCCGCTCCTGCTCGGCCCGCAGCGCGGCGAGGGCGGCCCGGGCGGCGTCGGCGGCCCGCTGCTGGGCCTGCCCTCGCGCCGTGGCGCGGGCGGCGGCTGCTTCTTCGGCCTCGGCGACGAGGCGGATGTTGTCGGCGGTTTCGCGGGCGGCTGCGACTGCGGCCTGCTTCGTCTCCAGGTCCCCGCGGGCGATCAGTGCAGCCCGGTGGGCTGACTGCACCTGCGCCTCGGCGGCGGCCATGGCCTCGCGGTCGCCGGTCAGCTCGGCGCGGCGGCGGGTCGCCACCGCGGCGTCGCGCACGGCTTCAGCCTCGGTGACGACCCGCGCCGTGGCGAGAATGTCGGCCCGCGCCTCCTCTTCGAGTTTCCGCACAGTGCCGCGGTACTGGACGGCCGCCCGCGTGGCGGTCCCCATCGCCACCGCGAGCTCATCCTCCAGCTCGGCGGCCGACGCCTGAAACCCCGTCCACGCGGCGCGGGCCTCCACGGCGGCGACCTTGGCCCGCTCGAAGCTGGCCGAGGTCTCCTTGAGGCGCGCGTCCACGCGGCCGGTCGCCTCGGCGAGGGCTTCGCTGCGGTTGGCGTAGGTGGAGTAGACGGCGGCGCCGGCGCCCACAGCGATCGTGAGGGCCGCGATGATCGGGGCGGCTGCGGCAGCGGCGCTGGCGATGCCCCCGAGCGATGCCTTGAGCAGGCCACCGGCGCTGCCTCCAGAGGCGAAGACCTCGGCGATCTGCGGGCCCTGCTGCAGGAGTACGGTCAGCGGGGCCTGCCCGGCGATCAGGCTGTTGGTCACGTCGCCGATGTTCCGGCGCAACGACGCGGCGGCGTTGTTGACCTGCCACGTCGCGACGGCCGCACCCTCAGCGGCGCGCGTGAAGCCGGCCACGTCTCCAGGGGCTGCCCCCGCGAGCGCCCCGCCACCGGCCGCACGCTCGCGGGCCAGCGCGGCGGCCACGCGGGCGGCCCCCTGCTCCACCGCGGCGGCGCGGAGGGTGGCGACCCGAGCCGCGTCGGCGCCGGCCGCGGAGAGCCTGTCCAGGGCCGCGATCTCGTCTGCGACCTCGGCCTGAGCCCGCTGCGAGGCGGTCATCTGCGCGCGCTGAAGGGCGACGTAGCGGCGCTCCACCTCACCCGCGGCGGTGGCCTGAGCGCGGGCCGCCTCCTGCGCGGCGGCGATGGCCTCGCGGGCGCCGGCCGCGGCCTCGCGCTGCAGCTGGCGGGATGCCTTGGAGACCTCGGAGACCGCGGCCTTCAACTCGCCCGCCGTCAACCCCGGAATGGTCGCCAGCGACCGCTTGAGCTGCGTGAGATCGAGCTTGTAGGCGACGTCAACCGTTGACGAGCTCATGGCCGACCCCCACCGCCGCCGGACAGATCGGGGCCTGCCCCGGCGGCGAGGGCCTCGACCACCTCAGGCGCCCGGGCGGACATGGGGACGCGGATCAGGCGGCGCCACGGCTGCTCGGCGGCGAGCTCGGGCGTGGGCGCGCCGTCGCCGTGGCGCTGGCGCAGGGTGCGGAGGCGCCACTGGATAATGGCCTCGCGGCTGGCCGCGGACTTCGCGCGGGTGGCGTACTCGGCCGCCTTCGCGCGGAGCGTGGCGGCGGTGTAGCGGCTCCACCGGATCTTGTATGCGTAGAGGCCCCAGGCCCCGCGCGCGTCCGAGCTTACACCCACGGTCAGCACGTCGCCCGCGACCCGGGCCGCCACGTGGAGAGACGCTTTGGAGCGGCCCGTGCGGACGGGCCACGTGGGCAGGGCCGCGGCGATCGTCTCGCGCGCGATGCCGCTGGCCGTCCGCACGAAGCGCGCGGCGACGTTGTCCGGCGCCCGGTCGAGGGCGGCCTGCAGGGCGTCGAGGTCGTACTCGATCACCGCCCCCGGTGCGCGCGCTCGGCCTCGTGGCATCGCAGTCTCCAGTCGGCGAGGTAGAGGGCCTGATGGGTCGGGGGAAGGGACAGCCACCATTCAAGGGGCTGCCCGTACTCGCGGCAGATCGTCAGGTAGGCCCGGACGGTGCCGCCGACGCCGGGCCGGCGGAGAAACCCTCCGCGGCCTGCACCTCGGCGCGGGAGGTGAGGGACCGGGAGACGTGGACGCTCGCGGCGGTGCACGCGCGGAGCACGTCGATCAGGGGCAGGCCCGCGGCGCACAGCGCGCCGAAGACGTCCTCTCCCAGCGCCTCCATCGCCACGTCCCGTCGAACGAACGGGCGCCGGGGGGCGGGCCAGCGCACGCCCTCGGGCCAGCACAGGGCCAGCGCGGCAGCGCCCAGGGCTCGGGCCTGCGCCGGGGTCTGCCCCTCGGCGATGAGCAGATCGAGCACGTAGAACGCGGGCGGGGGCGCGAGGGTGACCCGGTGCGCGCCCAGAGTGACCAGCTCTGGAGCGTCCGCGGTCTCGGGGGTCGGGGTGGGGTGGGACACGTCGCCTCCTCAGGCGTGTGCAGGTGGGGGCTGCCGCGGGTGAGCCGAGGGTCAGCGCGCGGCGATGTAGGCGGTGCCGTCCAGCGTCATCGGGCCGAGGCACTGGAGGGTGATCGCCACGGTGTTCATCGGGTCGCCCTCGGTGAAGTCGAAGGCGGTCACGATGCAGTCCTGCGCGAGGATGTGCCGGGTGGTGTCGCCGGTCGCCCCCACGTAGGAGAAGTCGATGTCCACCGCGGGGTAGTCGCCGATGTCGGCGACGGTGGAGACGAAGCCGGAGGCCATGCCCAGAAGCAGCGCCTTGGCTTCGGTGGCGTCGCCGACGATCCGCCGGCAGGCCCCGTTGATCGTGATCTCGGGGTAGGCCCGGGCGCCCTGCCGGACGGACACGACGGCGCCACGCACCTCGCCGACCGCGGCCTGCCGGCCGCGTGGCAGGAGGCCCGTGACCGACGCGTCGCCCATGAAGCCGGCGAAGGTGTAGCTCTTGCCGCTGTCGTCCGAGACGGTCAGGGCGCCGTCGTTGGCGTGGCCGAAGTAGGTGGCGGACATGAAGGCGCTCCGAGGTCAGGGTGTGGGGCGAGCGAGGGGGCGAGCGAGGGGTGGGGCTGGCCTGGGCTCAGGTCGCGCCGATGACGAGCAGGGAGTAGGTGGCGGCGGCCGAGGCGGCCTCGCGCACATCGAAGCTGCCCGCGGTGCCCACCGCGGTGCCGCCGGCGCCGAGGTCCAGCGCGAGGGACTGCCCGGCGGTCAGGACGATGCCGCCGCCGTCCCCCGAGAAGCACGTGAGGCTGTTGGACGCCGACCCGCAAACCTTCACGCTGCCCGTGTTGCAGGTGACGACGATGCCCTTCACCTCGTCCAGATCGACCGTCTCGTTGAGCGGGGTCTTGAGCGCGCCCGCCGCGAGAAGGTTGTAGGTGTCCGTCTCCCCCGAGGCCATGGTGGCGTCGATCCGGTAGCACTGATCGGCCTTGCCCGAGCCCGAGCCCGGAGTCAGCTGGCGGTCGATGCTGATCGAGGGGCCGATCGAGCCGCTGATGGGCGCGTCGGGGACGATGGACACGACGGCCGAGATCTGGAGGCGGGCGGTCTGGCTGGACATGGGGGCTCCGGTGCGGGGCGGTGGGGGCGTCTATCGCTCGGGCACGATCAGGTCGAACTCGACGACCACGGCGGCCCACCCCGCGTCTACCGCCTCCACCGTAGCACGGCGCGGGGCTGTGCGCGCGCCCGTCGGCGGGTCGAGGTAGCCGCGCAGGAGCTGGCGCAGGTGGTCGGTGGCCGCGTGCATCCGGGCCTGAGAGAGGCCGTCCTGGTCGGGCTGGTAGCGATGCAGGGTGGTGACGGCGGCGGAGTAGGTGCGGGACTGGACGGCGTAGGCCACGGCGCCGAGGTCGGCGAAGAACTCCAGCGACGACGTGAGCCCGTGCGAGCCGTCCAGCCGTGAGCCGCGGTGCCAAACCTCGCCGGGGCCCCACGTGTACGCGTCGGCGGGCAGGCCCTCGATCGCGTCCGCGAGGCGGTCGAGCAGGCCCTGATAGGCGTCGGCCGTGGGGTGGGGGCCCAGGCTCATGCCAGCGCTCACCACAGCGGCCGCCCGGGGGCCGCGAGGGTCACGGTGGGGCCTGCCCCGCGTCGATGCCCGGGGGCGTCGTCGTCGTACTGGAGGCGCAGCCCGGCCTCGGCGCGCTGATGGGCGTGGTAGGCGTCCGTGCGGGCCTGCCGCCACTGGTCATCGGCGGAGCTCGGGATGGTGCCGACGGCGAGCTGCAGCGCCCGCGTGAGCAGCCACTCGCGGTAGCCGGTGACCTCGCGGATCTCCCAGGGGCGCTGGCCGTCGCCGATCAGCCGCTGGATCAGCTCGTAGTACGCGGCATCGATCTGGGGCTGCCAGCCGACGCCTGAGCCGGTGCCGCGGTCGGACTGGGCCGGAGGCACCCGGTTGGCGAGCTCCGGCATCCTCACGTAGAGGTCTGCGGCCGAGATCACGTTGGGCGGCACGTACTGGCACAGGTACGCGCTCTGCCGGAAGGTGTAGACCGCACCGTCGATCGTGAGAGCCCACACGACGGTCCAGCCGGCTCCAAGGGTCTCCGCGGCCGACGGGGTCAGCGTGTACGTGGCGATCGAGGAGGAGATCGTCACGCTGGCCGCGGAGACCAGGGCGGTCCCGTCGGGGCGGGTGATCGTGATGGTGCCCGACGACGGCGCGACGACGGCCCCCGAGGCGCCGTACCGGACCGGCGCTGACAGGGTGTTGCTCGCCTCGCGCTGCAGAAGCGGCGGCGCCTGCAGCGCGAGGGCGTAGGTGTCGACGCGCACGGTCATCGGGTCAGACCGCGGCCGAGGCGTAGCCGTTGTAGACGGTGCCCTGGGCCGCGAGGCCACCGGCGCCGTCGAAGTCGGTGCTCAGGCCGGCCACGTAGACGCCGATCACGGCCTTTGTGGCGGCGACGTCCGGCAGGGCGGCGATGGCGGCGGCGGCGCTCGCCGCGTTGCTCCCGGCGCCGATCGTCGCGGTGCCGCTGGCGTCGAGGTAGAGGTAGTAGGCGCGGTACTGGGCGCCGCTCGTGTTGGTCTCGGCCGAGAGGTTCCAGAGGTCATCGGTCGACGACTTGGAGTAGAGCGTGCCGGCCACCCGGTAGTTCACGGTCGCGTTGGTCCGCAGCCGGCCGGCGGTCGACCCGTTGCCGATGCTCCCGGAGTTGGTGGCCGCGTGGTCGATGTGCTCGACGATGCGCCGCAGTACGTTCTTCCAGGTGGTCCCGCCGTCGGGGGTGGCGTAGACCATGTCCTGCACCGCGGCCGCGTCGCGCAGGGCGATCGCGGTCTGGGCGGCGGCGAGGCTGCCGCTGATGCCGTCGGGGCTGCCGCCCGAAGGGGCCGCCGTGGTGGCGACGACGGCCACCTCGGCGTCACGGTCGGACGCGGTGGACGGGCGCAGGAGCAGGCCGCGGGCGCGAATGCCGGGCGAGACGGACATGGGAACTCCTCAGCGGCCGCGACGGGGCGGCGGCTCATCGGCGGGGGGCGCGATCAGGGTGGGGGTGGGCGAGGCGGACACCGGCAGGGCCGCCGCGCGGTGCTCGGGCGGTAGCTGGGCCGTCAGGTACTCGATCTGGCGGGTGCGGTCGGGGGTCGGCGGGGCGCTGGCGACGCCGGCGATCTCACGGAGGACGGGGTCTACGGCGATGCGGACCTGCTGCTGCGACAGCTCGCCCAGAAGGCGCCGGCCGATGGCCTCCAGGAACGCGGTGTAGCCGGCCTCGTCGATGTCCCAGAGCAGCGCGAAGCCGAGCTGCCGGGGGCGGCGCCACGCGTCGGTGTAGCCGATGACCTGGGCCCCATTGGGGGCGGTGGCGACGTGCTGCACGATGTAGTCGGAGAGGGGGCTGCCCGCGCGGCGCTCGCCGAAGGCCACGACGTCCACGGCGGTGCCGATGTCGTGGGGCACGGCGCGCCAGCCCTCGGCGGCCATGCGGGCGATCGCGCCCTGCCCGTGCTCCTCGGCCCGGGCGCCATTGCCGCCGAGGCCGGGGGTGTGCGCGATGATCGCGGGGTTGGGCACGATGCGCCCCCGGCGGCACATGAGCGCGGCGGGGTGCACCATGAGCGTCCAGGGCTCGCGCTGCATGGACAGCACGGTGTCCACGGACAGCACGGTCGCGTTGCTGAAGTTGACGCTCTGCACGGCGCTGAGGTTGGTAGGCGCGACGGCGCCGGGGCCGGAGGCGGGGGCGGACGGGATCGGCATGGGTGCTCCTCTGGTAGGGACTGCCCCGCCGCCTGACCCGCGGCGGGGCGCCTGAGCTTAGCTCGCGCGCGTCTGAATCTTGGCGAGGGCGAGGCCCTGCTTGATGGCGACGGCGTTGTGGGTGGTGAAGTCGATCGTCGCGGTCCCGTCGCCGTTGCGCGCGCGCCACTCCGCCGAGAAGAAGCCGGCGTCGAAGGCCGGGGTGCCGCCGGGGAGGGGCATCACGCGCTCGTGCCGGCAGACAATCGCGCCGGTGCCGAAGAGCCCGCCAATCACGTCGCCGCCGGAGGTGGTCAGGCGGTTGGACATGTAGAGGTCGACGACGCCGAAGAACCGCCCGATGTAGGCCGCGTCCCCGCCCGTGTTCTGGCTCAGGAACTGCTGCACCTGGGCGCTCATCTGCACGGCGCCGCCGAGCGACATGGCGTCCGCGGCGAGGTCCTGGACCTGCTGCTTGCTCAGCATCGCGGCGAAGGTGCCGGCACTGCCGCCCGAGCGGTACACCGCGTCCATGACCCCGAACTGGAGCACCTGCCACGTGAGGGCGGCACCCGACGTGCCGATGGTGTAGGAGGCGGACCCGAAGAGGGTGGCGACCAGCGTGATCAAACTGTTCCGCCACACCCCGTAGGCGTCTCGGGTCAGAAGCGCGGTCACGGTGCCGATCGGCGCGGTGAGGAGGGCCTGCTGGATGTGGGTGCCGTAGTCGGACATCTTGCGGGCGAACGCGCGCCGGGCCGGGGTGAGGGTGCCGGTGTTCACCGCGAAGTTGGTGGCCGACGCCGCCGAGCCCTCGCCGGTGGCGGCCATCGCGCCGGTGCCGACGTCGATCAAGCCCCACTTGAGGGCGAGCGCGCCGGTCAGGCCGCCGAGCGCGGCGGCGTCGTCGGCGAGCATCGCGCGCATCGGGGGCGAGGCCAGGAGGCCGTTGCCCAAGCTCTCGCCGGTGAACGCCTCTTCGAGAACGGCGGCGGCTGCGGCGTTGTTCGCGTCGCCGATGCCGGACGAGGTGTACCAGGGACCGTCAGCCATGCGTACCTCCGCCCCATGGGGGCTCAGCGCGGGAGGTACGCCATGACGCGGGGGACGCGGCCCGTGCGCTCGGGCAGCCCCACGCTACCACGCGGCGCAAGGGCGCGCAAGGGCTACCGCTTCGTCCCGTAGTCCAGGCTGGCGAAGTACGCGTCCAGGCCCTTGCCGCGCACGGGCTCAACGCCGGCCGGGCTGGCCGGCGCCGTCCCAGCATCCACAGCCGGCCGGCCGAAGACGCCCGCGAGGGGGTTGGCAGGGCTGCCCTTCGCCGCGGCAGCCGCAGCCGCCGGAGCCGCCGCGGGCAGGTACGCGTGCAGGGTCCGCGGAAGCGCCTTCTTGGCGGACTCGGGGTCCGCCGCTTGCTTCGCCCACCACTCCGCGGGCGAGCGGCCGCGGTCGGCCTTGGGCTGCCGCTCCCACGCGGCGCGCACGGCGGCGCGCCCGTCGTCGTCGTCGACGCCCGCGCGGATGAGGTCGCGGTCGGCGGCGTGGGCGTCCGCGAGACCGGCCAGCGTCTGCGCGAACTGGCCCTTGATCCCGTCCAGCGACCCCACCACCTCGGCCAGCTTCGCCTCGGCGGCGGCGGCCCGCTGCTCGGCCGCGCGCAGGCGCTCCCGGGGAACGCGGGGCGTCTCCAGGTCGTCGCCGGGGTCGTCAGCGGGCGGGCGCCGGCCGCTGACCAGCTGCTGCAGGCTCGCGCGCAGGCCGTCCAGCGCGCCGAGGATGGCGCCGGGGTCATGGGTGCCGCTCGCGCCGGCGGGGGGCTGCCCCTGCCCCTCAGCGGGCGGGGTCGACGGTGGGGTCGTCATCGGTGGCCTCCTCAGGCTCTTCGGTGGTGAGCGCCGCGCCCTGACCGGCGGCGGCGCGCATGGCCTCTGCCTCGCGCTCGGCGGCCGCAGCCCCGAGCGCGTCGTCGATCTCGTCCAGGTACAGGATGCCGATGCCGGCGCCGGAACCCGCGCCGGGCTCGATCCCCAGCGCCCAACAGCACCGGGTCAACACGGCCGCGTCAGACCGGCGCGTCTCGTCCAGCGTGCCGCGGATGCGCTCGGCCACGCGGCGCTCCTCGAGCTCGGCAGGGTCGCCGCCGGTGCCTTCGATCTGCATGGGCAGGCCGTACTCGGCGAGCAGGGCCTGCTCGTACGCGCGCACGGCCCGGCCGGTGACCTCGGGGTCGAAGCCCGGCCCCCACTGCCCGATCTGCCCAGGCACGTCGGGGTGGGCCTGCCGCCACACGAGCACGGACTGCGGGGTGACACCAATCCCGGTCGAGCCCCGACCGCCGCCCCCGGCCCCGTGGCCGTCGTCGGAGCCCATGCCGGCGAGCTCAAGGCCGATGACGTAGCGCTGGGGAAAGCCCGCGTCGCGCAAGCCGCCCGCCCACCACGTCCACAGGACGGGCGTTTTCAAGGCCCCCTCGACCAGCTGCGCGGTGTCGAAGGGCCGGCGCGGGTCGCCCTGGATGACGATGCGGTGGTAGGGCCTGCCGTCGGGGCGGCGCCACGGGTACGCGTCGCCCCGACGGGTGAGGTCCGAGAACTCCTCACCGCCCGCCACGCGGCGCGACATGAAGACGGGGGCCTCGGGGTCGCGCAGGTCGTACACGTCCTCAGCGTCGACCATGTCCCCCGTGCCGCTCCGGCGCCGGCGCCGGTGCATGATCAGCGACGGCTCGCGCGGGTCGTCGGCGTGGTACTCCACGTACAGGTCGCAGGGGGCGATGGCCTGCACGAACAGGCCCTCGACCTCGCCGTCGGGGTTGCCGCTCGACCGCGTCTCGCCGACGAGCACCCCCGCAGAGACCGCCCCGAGCCGGTACCGCAGCGCCTCCGTGAGCTCACGCAGGGCCTGGGTGGGCATCGGGACAGCGTCGATCTCGGCGTAGCGCGCGGTCAGCGTCGAGGCTGCCGCGGTGCCGAGCATCGTCACGACCTCGGGCGGCAGGCCCGTCACCGCCGGCGGGCGCTGGTAGGCGCGGCCGATGCGGTGGGCGTAGTCGCGCAAGGGGTTGCGCGTGAGGTCGATCGGCCCCAGGCTCGCCCGCCCCTCGGCGCCGAGCTGTCGCCCGGCCTCGTGCACAACGTCCGCCGCGTGCCGGTTTTCGAGGATCCGGCACGCCAGCGCGACGTGCTCGGCTGGGGTGCGGAGCGTCGTGCCGGAGTAGGCCCACGGGGGTGCCGTGGGCCACGTGGCGCGCGGAGGCGAGGGAGAAGGGGCCATGGGGCTACGCTATCACGGGCGCAGGGAAGGTGCACAGGTGCGGCGAGGGGCACGTGGCAGGCGAGCGCGTCATCGATCGTGCCCCTCGGCCATCGCCGTGACGATGTAGCGCAGGGCGTCGATCCCGTCTTTGTGCGGGTCGGTGCGGCCGCCCTGCCACAGCGACAAGTCCGAGGCAAGGGCCTGACAGGCGGTGCTCACGAGGAGGCGCCGGCCCGCCATCATCCGGTGCATGATCTCGCAGCCGACCCATACGGATTTGTCCGACTTCGCGGGCACCGTCATCCGGCGCAGGGGCCGGGGAAGCTTCATCATCCAGTCGCGCCCGGCGGTGTCGATGCCGACGGCCTGCGCGATCGCGGCGGTCAATCGGGTGTTGTCCTTGCCGCCGCGGCCGCCGGCGTACCCGCCGTGGGCGCGGTCGCCGAGCCACAGGTCGACGGCGTCGAGGGTCAGCCCCTGCCGCCGCAGCATCTCCACGATGCCGCGGCCGTCGGCTTCAACCTCCGTCCGGCCATCGCCCTGGTACTCGTCCAGAACCCACGCCTGCGCCTGCAGGAGGCGGCCACCGACTGCGACGAGCACCGCGCGCTGGGCGCCCGGCTTCGAGCCGTGGTCGATCCCGATGCCGATCCGCGTGCCGGGCGGGGGGCCTGCCCCGTGGGGCGGCGGGCGCAGCTGCTCGGGCGTGACCTGCAGGTGTGGGCCCCATGCGGAAAAGTACGCGCAGTTGGCAAGCGGGATGCGCGAGCGGCCCAGGCGCATGTCGCGCTCGATCGCTGGGATGCCCTCCGTCATCCGGTCGATCTCGGCCTGCGTCATCCACGGGATCGCGGGGGCCGCCGAGCCGGGCGGGGGCAGCGGGGTCACCGCGGCGAGGGTCAGCTCCGTCTGGATCTGGCCGGCCCACGGCAGGGCCGGGTCGTCGACCATCTTCCAAAGGTAGGTCAGGTCTTCCGCGGTCCCCAACGTGGGTGTAAACGTTTGGTACATCCGCCCGTCGCGGGCGAAGAGGCGGGTCCAGAGCTCAGCGAAAACGCCCTCTGGCGCGGGCTCATCGGTGATAATGACGTCGGCGCGGTGGCCGGCCAGGTTTTTCGCTTTGAAGGTGCCGAGGATGAGCCGCCCACCGCGCCCGGGCCCCCCGATCACGTCGTACTTCTTGACCCGCTGGCCCTTGATGCTCCCGCCCTCCAGCCTGATCCGGTCACCGAACCACGCGTGCGCCGGGTCGGTGGGCAAGCCCTCCCAGAGGTAGTCGATCGTCTGCGACAGCTGCAGTTCGGTGTTTCCGGCGAGCAGCACGGTGTACGGGCGCCCCGGGATCTGCCACGGCAGCTGCCCCGCGATGGCCCGGCGGGCGAGCTCGGCGAGGGCGAGAGATTTCCCTACCCCGTTGCTCCCCCACGCCACCGTCAGGTGGTAGGGCGAGTCAAACAGCGCCTGCTGCGACGCCGTCCACAACCGCGCCTTGCCCCGGGCTGCGACCCGCGCGCCGAGATCCAGACGGGGCCTGCCCGGTGCCCAGCCCCGACCGTCCCGGGCGATCACCCGCCGCCGGCGACGAGCCGCAGCCCGCCGCCGAGCTTGACGATCGACAGGGTGCCGTCGGAGCCGACTTCGAGCGCGTGCTTGTGCCGGCGGAGGTAGGCGGCGGAGAAGATGGCGAGGTGGTGGTCGGGCAGCGCCTCGGCCTGGGCCTCGCAGAGCTGGGCGTACTCCTCATCGGAGAGCGCGGCGGGGTCGTCGGCGTCGACGTGGGACTGGAGAGCGTCGGCCGCGTCCTGCAGTTCGCGGAGCTCGCCGACGGCCGCGCGCCGCTCGCGAAGCAGGGCGGCGATGGCGTTGTGGCTGCGGTCGGCCTCGGCGGCTTCGAGCAGGCGATCGACCCGGCGCAGCGCCTCTTGGGCCTCGTCGATCCGCGCAAGCACCGTGTCCGGGCTCATTTTGGGTGGGTCTGCCTTGGGCATTCGGCCTCCTCATGCAAGCGGGCGGCGGCTGACCCCCGACACCCGCTTGTTTTTTCGCCTGGGAGAGGTCGCGGAGCGAGAACAGGTGAC